GGCGTTTGCCATAGTGGGCGTCATAAGGAGCGCTCGATTTTCCCTTTGATCCTTGGACTCACCATCGTGAACAACGATGGGTCCGTAAATTTCATTGTTAAATGAATCCTAAAAACAGAATTAATTTCAAGTTTTATACTAGAACACTAGGTCTAATATTTCCTGAGTATAACTCTATTATTATGAGAAATTCATCTAAGCTTCTGAAATCTATAGAAATTTGGATCAAGAACGAGGGTGAATACGGTGCAATACAAAGATTGAAAGCTGTTCATCAGTTTTCAGTTCGCGCTATTCTTGGATGTTCTCACGATAGACCCGATCTTTGAGTCTGCTGTCAACCTAACGGTCTCCCTAAGGTAGTTGGATATAAATCCCATCTATGCTTCAAGGATCGACGGTACGCAGTTGCAGTTCTATCGCTAACTTCGTCATATTTATGTTTAATGACGGAGTGAAAGATTGACCTTGCTTCTATTACAGAAGGTTATTCCGGCAAGGATGTTAGGTGCTTCAACTCAGAAGTGCTTCATCAGATTGAGATTCTCCGCTTGCCAGACCAAAAGGATTCTTTTGGTTTGGGTTGGTTCCTAAGTTCTAAATCAGGACCCAATGGGAGGCCTAGTTGGCTCCACTGGTGGAAGGATCTATATGCACTATACTACACTGCTCCTCACTTACTACCCCATATTTCTTTCTTGGGTAAATATTTTAAAGTAAGAGCTAGGTTCGACAAGGTCTTTAAACTTCCAAGACTCTTGCGTATTCCTTTCACTAAGATGTGGTGGTTTTCACTTGATTGCTGACGAAACCATGAGTTATGATTCCATTCAAAGCTCCATGTGCTTAAACAGCCAGGCTCCAAAACGCGTATTATAGCGATAGGAGATGTGTTTTCTCAGACGGTTTTACAACCCATCCATAACCACTTAATGAAGTGTCTTCGTACCATCCCTCAAGATGGGACGTTTGATCAAAATGCTCAGGTCGAGCGCATCAAGAAATGGGTGCGCGCCGGTCTAGGAGATGATATTTACTCCTTCGACTTAAAATCCTGTACAGATCGTTTTCCTATCAACATTCAGATGCTCGTTATTTCGGCATTGTTTGGTGAAAAGGTTGCTGAGAGTTGAAGGTCCATCATGGTAGATAGATCTTTCTTTTGTGAGAACGACAAGAACTCTTATCGTTACGCCGTTGGGCAACCAATGGGCTTGCTCAGTTCCTGAGCGGCTATGGCCTTAACCCACCATGTGGTGGTAAGGATATGCGCGTCAAGGTTGCATATACCCGAAGCGAGCTTCTGCTCGTTAGAGTATGCGATTTTAGGCGATGATATTGTAATAGGCGATAAGCGACTTGCTAATGAGTACAAGCGCTTCATGAACAAGGATCTTGGAGTGAAGTTTTCGATGTCAAAGTCGATAATAACACGAAAAGGTTTCGAGTTTGCGAAGAGGTTGGTTAAGAACTCCTCGGAATTTTCTCCAGTTCCGGCGAACTTAGTCATACAGATTCAGAATTACCCGAATCTGCTCCCTGCTCTAGTTTCCACACTGAAAGACAGATGAAACTTTGATTGCGACCCTAGACTCCTCGTTCATCTTTTGCCCGTTAGGGAAAGGTGAATCGGTCTAAAGCTCCTTACTTGCCCATTGTGATCTTCAGAATTAATTAAGTCTGTGGATTTATGGAAGATAAGTAAGTCCTCTTTGTGAGGGTTATGTAAACAGTTCTCCGTGGATAAGGAGAATATAGATCGGAAATTAGAAAGAATACAAAACGTTTTCGACAAAATCGAAACGTCTGTTCCTATCAACGCTGTCAAATGAATTAATCCAGTAACAGCGAAGCGTGGTACTTATGTCCATCGCTTGCACTTAGGGACTCGCGATCGCAATCCCGAGGTGTTTGCAGGAAACAATTTTATAATGCATAATCTTACATCCTCTGTAGAGGGCGTGAGCCTTACTCCAGACGATTTATTTGTCGACCTTTCGTTCGCTAAAGACTCACCCCATGAGAAGGAAATTCGTCTTCAATTGGACATGTCACGAACACTTAAAAAGGCTATGAAACATTCGAGCGTAGGTAGCTTCAATTACTATCTGCTGCACTGTCTCTATTTTAATTAGCACGTTATTCGTTATACCAGGAGATTATTTAGTAGGTGTGGGGGGTAATCCACACTAATTCCTAGCGTG